AAAAATTTTGTAAAGAATTTTATGGTATTAATTATACTTCCGCTTCTAAAGATATGATTATGAAGGATTTTGTCTCATTTTCAGAACTGTCTTTTCTTAAAAGAAATTTTGTATATAACCCTAAGTTTGATAAATATATGGGTGTTTTAGATCACAATTCTTTATATAAGTCATTGCAGTGGACGCTCCCTTCCAGTTTTGTCACTATGGAAGAACAAATCTTGAGTACATGTGAATCTTTCTTATATGAATGTTTTTTCCATGTCGATGCAAAGAATTTCCACGGTGTTAGAAATAAGATTATGGATATATTAAACAAAACTTACCCCGGAATTAATTCCCGTTCTCTTCCTACATATGAGAAAATTCGAGGTATTTTACAATGGGAATACGTAGATGAAGCTGCCGCAGAAGACGACAGCTATTTTACATTAGGTGGCGTGGCTGGTCCACATAACTTAATTTCATCACCCTCCACCTTAACAACGGGGAATGAAAATCTTCTAACTGAGGGGGGTTCAGGATGGCCCCTCATTAGTATATTAAGTCCAGCAAATATAATTACAGAAGAAGAAAAGGAGACCTTAGTAAATTCTCCGTATTATGGTATTCCTATTATGGAAATCATGCGAAATCCACGTTTAAGTGGTACTTTAAAATCAACTCCAGCATTTAGAAAGTATAGAAAGCTCCTTGAGAAAGACATTCTTTCTAAGATAAAGCCTTCTCCCAAATTCGTGCATAATAGATATGTTACAGAATCGGGAATAGAGACTAGTGATATGACCACTGGAGCATTAGATAAGAATAAAGAGAATATACACGAAAATTTTGAAGATCACGGTGGAGAATCTATGGTTCGTGTATCAGCCGGAAAATCAAGATCTGATCAGGCGGGTCAACAAGAAGTTCATGATCCTAATGGATTCCTTAGTAGACCAGTTGAAGTAGGATCATTTTCAATAGATCCAATTACGTTCTCCTCTTTCGTCACTGAATTTCGAATTTGGGATATATTATCATCAGAACCAACTATTAGATCTAAATTTAGAAATTGGGCTTATGTTAGAGCTGATATAGCTGCAACAATAAACATTTCTGCTAGTCCTTTTGTGGCAGGTAAGATGTTAGTAGCCTATGTCCCTTATCCTTTGAGGAATGATCCGTTTAAAGCATTATTACAACGAATGACTGTAGATCCCATCGCATACAGACCATTACTGTTGAC